ATGTTAGTAAAAGAACTAATAGAAAAGCTCAAGGAAATGCCTCAAGATGCACTGATAGTAGTACCTGGCGATGGTGATTTTGCCGTTGCCGAGTGGGTAGAATTAGAAAAGAAAGAGAGCGCGGATCGCTTTATAGAAGATGCAAATCAAACTTCAGTGGTATCGATAACTTAATAATAACCACTTAATCTACATAAATAATTTAGTCTTAAAAAGCCGTTAAAATACGGCAATATATATTAGAATTTAGCATATAGAATAAGAGGTGTGATGATGAACGATATCTGTATGGTATCTCCAACTCTCGATAAAGAAAAAGGCTCGTTAGAAAAACAAATAGAAACCATTGAACGTCTTACTAGGACATTAAATTTAAGTGTTGAGAATACGCAGATGTTTATATTTAGTGATCCTAATAGTGGTAGTGTTCTCTGTAAGGAAGAATCTCTTGCTTCAAACAGCCTAGAGGGAAGGTTAGACGATCTTGCTTCTGAATTAGAAAAAATCGTATCAAAGAGCAATCTAATTAATGACATTTTAAGAGACAAGTTAGGAACAATGACTCTCTAATAACTTAATACACAGCACTTAACTTCGGTTAGGTGCTTTTTTATTTGCAAGGTGGTGATAACAGATGGCAAGAGGAAGACCGAAGAAATTTGACAGCGTAAGTGAAATGCAGAAAAAGATAGATGAATACTTTGAAAGCAGAGATAAAGCCGGTCTTGGATACACTATTACTGGGCTAGCATTGGGGCTGGGAATGACAAGAGAAACTCTTTTGCAGTATGAAAAAAACAGTGAATTTTCTGACGCTATAAAAAAAGCGAAAACGAAAATAGAAGAATCGCTTGAACAGAGGCTTCTGGATGGCAAGAACGTTGTAGGTGTTATCTTTAATTTGAAAAATAACTTTGGATGGAAAGATCAACAGCAAGTAGAACACTCTGGAGCGGTAGATATAGTAACAATGCTGAAGAAAGCCCAGGGACGAGTGGAGAGGGGCAAAGCATGATAGAAAAAGAACTGATTGAATTTATTGCACAGTTTGAATATGATCCTGCTGGCTTTGTGAAAGCTATGTATTCATGGGGAGAGGGAGAGCTGGAGAATAAATGGCCGCAAAAGTGGCAGCTTGAACTCATGGAAGAGCTTGCGGCTAGTATGAGAGATGACCCGTGCAGGCTTATTCGAAACGCGATATCTTCCGGGCATGGTATCGGAAAGAGCGCTGTGGTAGCTTGGCTTATTGAGTGGGCGATGTATACCCGGGCAGACACAAGGGTAGTAGTAACAGCGAATACAGACACGCAGCTGAGGACAAAAACATGGCCAGAGCTTGGGAAGTGGCACAGGCTCAATATAGCGAGTGAGATGTTCGTGTATACTGCGACGTCTATGTATAGCATAGTAGAAGGCCATGATAAAAACTGGCGTGCAGACGCTATCCCATGGAGCAAAAGCAATCCTGCAGCATTTGCGGGCTTACATAATCAGGGCAACCGAATACTGCTTATTTTCGACGAGGCTTCTGAAATAGAAGATGTTATCTGGGAAGTAGCAGAGGGCGCGATGACAGATTCGGACACAGAACTTTTGTGGCTGGTTTTCGGCAATCCGACTAAAAACATAGGCCGTTTTGCGGACTGTTTAGGCAAAGAGCGGCATCGCTGGCATACTCGGAAAATAGACAGCAGGACAGTAGAGATAACGAACAAGAAGCTGCTCAATGAGTGGATCGAAACCTATGGTCTTGAGAGTGACTTTGTTAAGGTTCGTATATTGGGTGAACCTCCGAGTTCTAGTGAACTACAGTTTATAGGACGCAATGTAATAGAAGCTGCACAGTCAAGGAGCATCACAGGTAAAGACGTCGAATTTGCGCCTGCTATTATCGGCGTTGATCCTGCTTGGGGCGGGAAGGATTCAGCAGTTATCTATCTGCGCAAGGGCAACCTCAGTAAGCTGCTTTACGAAGAGCCGAAGAGCGATGATAATTTTGCCTTCGCTGAAAAGGTAGCACTGTTTGAAGATAAGTATAAAGCACAGCAGGTCAATATAGATTTTGGTTATGGACAGGGTATTTACTCTGCCGGCAAATACATGGGTCGCGCCTGGAACCTTGTAAATTCGTCCATATTGGCAAACAGTAGACAGTACGCCAATAAGCGCATGGAAATGTGGGCAAAAATGAAACAATGGCTTATAGACGGTGGCTGCTTGGATGAATTAGACAGAGAAATAGCGACAGAACTTATGATGCCTGAGGCATATGTAAATGACCGCGGGCAAATACAGCTCCAGCGAAAAAGGGATATGCCGTTCAGTCCCAACAGAGCAGATGCTTTAGCACTGACGTTTGGGCGTGAAATGAAAGTTAGCACTCCCGCGCTTGACCTGCTGAAAAGGAGCAGGCAACAAGGCAGTGCCAGAAACTATAACCCGCTGGCAAAGCTATAAGGGAGGTGAGAACAATGAGTAGCCTGACAAATAAATTGTTTGGAGCACCTGCAACTGAGGTACCTAAGGTAGCGGCAGCAGCTACAGATGTAAGTGGCAGAGCAGATGGTACAAGCGCATTAGACCAGCAGCGCAAAAACAAGAAAAAATTTAACTTCGCAGCAACACAGGGAAGCGTGACCAGCGGCGAAACATTTGGGGTGTAAGCGATGAAAACAGATGTAATGAAACTTGAGGAAGCCAAACGCATACACGATGAACTGTTTAACGCCAAGGACTATCAGAACTGCCTTGTCATGTGGCGCCGTATCCAGCAGTATCAAATACCTTTTTTGGGCGAGTTGGACGGACGAGACAAGATGATAAAGCGTGACGCAGGTATTATCGACGGCACAGCGTGGAGAGCTGCCCAGATATTCGCCGGTGGTATGACGAATGGCTCTGTTCCTCAAACTGTGGAATGGTTTGATCTGCAGTCACGCTTTGCAGAGGATGACCAGACACTGAAAGCTATTTTGCAGGATCAGAGGGATACGATCAATAAGGCGCTCAATGCCAGCAACTTCTATTCATCGATCTATAGTGCAAACCTTGAGCTTGCCTTTGGGCAGTCTCCGCGTGGTAGTTTCTTCATTCCGGATAGAGGGATGGTATTTGAAAATTATTCTATTGGGTCATATGCCTATGCGCTGGATCCGTGGCAAGAAGTGACACACTTTGCAGTCAAAAAGGAAATGAGCTTGTCTAAGATAGTGAGCAAGTTTGGACTTGGAGCTCTGCCTGAGAGACAACAGCAGGAGTACAAAGACGGGAAAAACAATGGCCGTCTTATGAAAGTCTACTGGCTGCTGACAAAGAATCCTGCTTATGACAATAAGGCACTCGGACCGAAAGGGAAACGATATGTATCCCTTTATTGGCTGGATTGCAGCGATAAGGAATTTATCCATGCAGGAGGGTTTGAGACCTGCCCGATCACGATAATGCGGTATCTGGCTATTCCTAATAGCGATTATGGCATTGGGCCTGGCTGGTTTGCTGACAGTGACAACAGGGTGATGTTTGACTTGCTTAAAGCCGCCGCAGGAAATATGGAGCTGTTCTATGATCCAGCACTACAGGCGCCGCCAGGAACTGATACGGATTATAGACCGGGTGCTGTGACAGAGGTAGATATGCAGCTGGGCAAGGTACAGTCGCTGTTCGACATAGCACCGGTATTTGACAAAGTGTATGATATAGCCGCAATAAGGGAAGACAAAATTAACGCAGCCTATAATACGAATTTATTTGCGATGCTCGAACAGCAGAAGTTCGATAATACAGGTCGTACAGCGTATGAATGGAGCCTGAGGCAGCAGGAGAAGATGCAGCAGCTCACACCGGTTGTAACGCGTATCAATACAGAGGTACTAAGCCGTGACATAAAGCGGGTGTATGGTATCTATACGCAAAACGGTGTCTTTGAAATGCCGCCTGAATATGATGGTATGGAACTGGAAATCGAATATGTATCCCCGCTGGCAAAACTGCAGAGGATGAGCGGAGTACAAGATTATGAATCAGCGCTGGCAGCAATAGGCCAGACGGCGCAGCTCAAGCCGGGTGTAGTGAATATGCTGAACGAAAGCGTGTTCTTGCGTAAGTGGATAGATGATCTGGGCGTTAAGAGTGAGATACTCTACACGGATGAGGAATACGCCGAGATCCAGCATCAGCAGGCTCAGGCGGTTCAACAGCAAGAACAAATGCAGGAAAGCATGGCAGTAGCCCAGGCATTGCCAAATGTTACGCAGGCTGCCGCCAATCTTCAGGAGATGGCAGACAATGGCAGTGTAGCGCCGCTGGATAACTTGCTCAGCAGTTTGCGGGGTGGCATATGATGCAGGCGAGAAAAATAGCAAAGTTAAAAGAACTGGAAAAAAAGGAGGCCTGCGACGACTTTTTGAAAGCGCAGGCCAGACCAAAGGATAAAGAAGCGTATGAGTTTCTGCTTAGCGATGAACGTGGCAGATGGTTTTTAACTAAACTTTTGGTAGCAAATTATTATTATACATCTACCTTTACCGGCAATGCTGATACCTACCGAAAGGAAGGTGCTAGAAAGGCAGTGCTTGCGGTAACGGATGAGATACGCAAACTGGGAGAAGAGGGAGTACTGCAGCTTCTTAGAGCTGAGGGAGAACGCTTCGCCTGGATACGCGAACAAGAAGCAAACTTTGAAAGGAGCTACAAAGATGGAAGAAACAAATAACCTCAACAATAACATGAATGAGGAACAGCCGGCAGAGCCTGTACAGGAACAGCAGAAGGAAACAGAACCGGTGCAGGAAGCCGAAAAAGAGCCGGTGCAAGAGCCCGCACCCAAGCAGGAAAAGGAACCTGATAAGGCGGAAGATACACCCAAGCAAACAGTTGATGAGACTTTTGTAAAGTCTAAACTCACTGAGCAGTTAGGGGATTTGGCAACGCCGGAGCTTGTGACAGAGTGCATAGAACAATTGAATACTATCGGGATTACTGATCCTGATATGGCAAAGAAAGCTCTCGATTATGTATGTAATGCGAGGGCTAATTTTATGACTGCTAACACTGAAGAAGCGTTAAAACATTTCGGGGCTACATTTGACAACGTAACGCCGGAATACCAAAAAGCGATCAGTGAGGCCAGTGTGACTATGAACGCACTGGAAAGTAAAATCCCCGGGCTAAAGCAAGTCATAGATAGAGCCGGTATTCAAGGCAATATCAAGATCATTCAGCTCATGCAGGCGCTGCATCCTCTTGTGGGAGAGGATGGGAACCTTATGAGCGGTGGTACGGGTGCTGTAAAAGCATCTTCCAGTCTGGCCGATATTATGTTCGGCGACTTAAATAAGAAGGAGTGATTTAAATGGCAGAAGTAGTAGAAAAACTTAATCCAACAATTCATGACGTGATGGCGGTGATGTCCCCTGATGGGCAGCTAAAAGAAAACGCTATCGTAAATCTCCTGGCTGAGACCAATGAGATTTTGGAAGATTCTGTGGTAGTAGAAGCCAACAATGGAGACAGTAACAAAGAGGTAATCAGTACTTCTCTTCCCGGTGAAGCGCTGCGTTATTATAACGACGTAATAAAACCAGAGCCTGGCAGCTTTGCTGCGATGACTGATTTTAGTGCAATGTTCTACCGTCCTGTAGTTATCGACAAGGCGTTGTACGAGTTGAATGGTATGCGGAACCGTTTCCTGCTGGCGCAGTCCCGCCCGCAAATCGAAGCAATCAATCAGGCAATGGCCCGCAGCATGATTTATGGCGGTACTGCTGACGGCAAAGACCGTATGCTGGGACTGGCAGAACGTTATAACACACTGACCCGTAAGACTGACGGCATTCTGCCCGAAACCGCAGAATATGTGTTAGATGCAGGAGGTACAAGCGCTAACCTTACTTCTATCTGGTTCGTGGTATGGAGCTATGATAATGGCGTATATACTTTCTATCCCAAAGGAACTAAGGCAGGTCTGCAGCAGGGTGCAGTCGTTGAGGACGATACTATGGCAGTAGGCGGTGGCTATATGCCGGGTATCAAGACTTCTTTCAGCTGGGCTTCCGGCTTGGTGGTAAAAGATTTACGTCAGGTAGTGCGTATCTGCAATATTGATATCAACACTATTGAAAGCGGCAAACTTATCAGCCTGATGATCGAAGCATCTGAGCGTCTGCACAACACCAGCACTGGCCGTCCGGCAATCTATATGAATCGCAAGGTAAGAACCAAGCTGCGTCAAGACATCGTGGCTAACCGTCAGCTTGGAGCGATGTTTGATTATTCCAGTGCCAAACCGAGATTGGAAGGTATTGAGGGACGCAAAATCATGAGCTTTGACGAAATGCCTATTCGTCGTGTAGATCAGATTCACATGAATGAAGCGCGTGTTATTTAATATAGGCCGCATTATGCGGCCTTAACTACTAAATTTATAGGAGTGATAGATTATGAAATATGATGTACAGGCAGCAAATGCAATCGCAGCCGATTATGCTGCAGGCGACTTGCCAAAGATTATCGATACTGGAGCTTCTTTCTCCAATACTATTTATCCGAATGCCCAATATGGAGTATCTCTTGATGGTTTAGCTACAGCTGACGTGACTGTGACTGTGAGCGCAGGCAATAATACAGATGGCACAGGTAAGGAAGAACTTTTTAAAGTTACGGTCAAAGAAGGAAGCCGACTTGGTTATGCTCCTATCCCGACTATTCCGGGACGTTATATCTTTGCGTCTGCAGCAGGTGAGTATAGCGGTAAGATTACAGCAGGCATCGTATACGGTGTTGCTTCTCCCATGGGGGTTGGCCTAAATGTCTAAATATGTATGTACTAAATACTGTCAGGCAAGAGTTAATGGGCAGATCAAGAACTTTAAGCCGGGAGATATGTGTGAATTCGCAGCTAAGGATACTTTCCCGGAGAACTGCTTCAGACTAATTGCCGGAGCAAAAACAACAGTGTCTAAAAAGGACGAGTAAAGAAACTGAGCGGGCAAGCCCCGCTCTTTCTTCCAAAGGCAGCAGCAATGCTGCTTCTGGAAGAGGGAGGTAATATTATGCAATATTCAATAGTCGACATATGCAATTTAGCACTTGTTCAGCTGAAAGTACGGCCTATAATCGGCCTTAAAGACGGAACAGAAGAAGCCAGGCAATGTGATAAAATGTTCCCGTTTGCACTTAGCCAGCTGCTGGCCATGAGTAATTGGAGTTTTGCAAAAATTAGAAGAACAATAAGCAGGCTTGATGTAAAGGCGCTTGATAAAAGCTATCTGCCAAAGGAAAAGCTGAACTACTTCAAGTATCCAAGTGACGCTGTAAGAATCAGGAGCGTTATTTTAGATGGCAGGGTGTTTGAATGGGATAAACCTGAAAATGATAATGGGTACGAGATAATGAGCGTCAAAACAAAAACGCCGCAAGAATCGTTTATACAAGTATTTGCGACTAAGGCAAGACATTTGGAAATTGAATATACCAGGTACATAGACAATCCGCAGTTTTGGCCGCCGCTGTTTGCTGAGGCAGTTGTACGCTATCTGGCCTATATGCTTTCTACTGTAGTTAGCGGGTCTTCTGGAAGTGCGGAGACGCAGTACCAATTGTTCCAGCTGGCCTTTGCCAAAGCATCTGCCGGCAATAACAATGAACGTAAACAAACATTACGTCCGGAACCTAAGATTTTTAGGGGGTGCTGGTAATGTACAGGGATCTGCTTAATAACTTCACCGGTGGTATAGCGTCGCCTGATGTGCTGTCTCGGCTTGATATGGATAAATATAGAACCTTCTTAAAAGATTGTGTAAATGGAACGGTAAAGCCTTATGGCAGTATTTATAAGCGGATGGGGACAACTAATAAAGGCACGACGGCAAAGAATCAGAAAGCAAGAATAATAGCATTCAGCCAGCCTACAACTGACTATATGCTGGAATTTACAGATCGTTACTTAACAGTAAGATACAAAGGTGAAAAGGTTAGAGAACTTGAATCTCCGTTTTCAGAAGCAAACATAAAAAAGCTTAAGTTCATAAAATCGGCAGATACGATGTTTCTGGTCTGTGGTGATCTGCCGATTTATCAGCTGAAAAAAGACGGCGAAGAGTGGAGCTTTGAGGAATTAAATATTAAGATACCTCCGTTTGGAGAATTGGTGGATAATACATCGTCAGTACAGAAATACACAGCTCCAGGCAATTATATTTTTAAAGCAACGGAAACAGGGCTGCATACAGTGACAGTTGCCGGAGCTGGAGGAGGCGGCAGCGGTGTAGCCAGAAAAGCAAGCGATAAACAGAGTTCAGGCGGTAATGGTGGACGTGGTGGTCTGCATACTTTTGAAATTGAATTAACAAAAGATGCATCATATGACGTAATTGTTGGTGCGGGTGGTAAAGGCGGTGCTGTGCACTATGGAGAGGGGTACGGCAATGCTGGCGGTAACGGTGGAAGCAGCAGCGCTTTTGGCTACACCGCTCAAGGTGGTGGAGGGGCAACTGCAGCTTATAGCGTTAACTATGGTGCAAGGGACGGCTCGGCTGGTACAAGCTATGGCTATGGTGGCGAAGGCGGTGCGAAAGGAGTTGCTTATTCAGATGCAGCATTGAATGGCAGTGACGGTTCGGATGGATGGGTGATAATAACCTATAACTATGATGAACAGACAGTACTTTATCCAAGCGGAACGTCCGGTATAATAACGCTCACATCTAATCAGCCATTTTTTGAAGAAGGTATGGTTGGAGATAGCATTAAACTTTATCAGGAAATTGCAACCAAAACTGCTGTTAATTCTTCCGGTGGGGAAGGAACAGGATCATCTTTGTTCGTGGGCGACAGCTGGAGTTTGCGAACATCTGGTATATGGAGCGGTACTGTAACACTGATGCGATCTAAAGACAATGTCGAATATATTGATTATGCAACATATGTGTCTAATAACGATGACTATAACGCCAGCGACAGCGGTTCGGTAGACCGTGAGGATGCATATTATTTTAAAGTGAAGTTTGCAATTACCAGCGGAACATGTACTGTAACCTTAACAAGCTTTAGCTATACGGCAGAAGGGATAATAAAACTGACAGAGGTAACAAGTGCTACGGAGGCAATTGGTACGCTTATACGTTCGCTTGGTTCTACAGACAGTATAGATGAGTTTGCTTTATCTGAATTCAGTTCAACGAGAAAGTACCCTTCCTGCATAGAGTTCTTTCAGGATCGCATGGTATTGGCCAATACAGACAGCAAGCCTAATGGTCTGTGGCTAAGCAAAAGCAGTGATTATACTAATTTTGATGAACAGATAGAAGATGGGAATCTCACCGATGACAGTGCCATTAATACAAGCGTTATAGCCAGAAATGATTATGCAATAAAAAATTTGATCGCATTTCAAGACCTGTGCATTTTTACAGGCGAAGATGAGCGAATTATTTCAGGTTCGAGCGTGGTAACCCCGGCTCAGATCAGTATCAATACGCAAACAGGATGGGGAAGCAGTGAAGCTCATATCCCGTTTGTAGCAGACAATAGGGTTCTGTACATACAAAGTAACGAAGCGTATATAAGGGATTTTTCTTATAACTATGCTATGGATAGATATGATGGCACAGAGCTGACTTTGATGGTACATCATTTGCTGAATGGTAAAAAGATAGTTGATTATACCTACACTAAATATCCTGATAGTTTGATTTACCTGATACTGGACGATGGCTCGATGCTTTGCCTGACTTATATGCTGCAAGAAAAAGTGTTCGGCTGGACGAGGTTTGTCACACAAGGAAGCTATATTGCTGTAGAGACGATAAAAGAAGATGATACAGACGTTATTTATTTTGTGATAGAACGTGACGGAACTTATTACATTGAACGTCAGGAACTGGATCAGTACACCGAGGATCCGGCTGATTATTGTATGCTGGACAATGCAGATATATTCGAAAACAATGACGGATCGAATATAGTTATTGAGCGTTTCGCAGGGAAAACCGTTTGGGTAATGACCAGCGGTGATAGCTTCAATGTGAAGGAGCAAACCGCAGGTGAGGATGGAAAAATAGAGATCGAGCCTCCATTAAAAGGTGTGTATTCTAAGATAATAGTCGGTCTTGGGTATGAGTTTTCTATGACTATCCCTGAGACACATACAACTATTAAGAGTACTGGCAGCATAGTAGACCAGTCACGATGCTTAAATTCTGCTGTAGTACGGTATTATTTGAGTTATTCAGGTTACGTCTACAGTAGAAACAAAGACAGAGCTGTTCCTTTGATAAGTACACTGGATGGTGGAGGGAAAAGCCAACTTGACGAAAATTTCAGCGTTAAACTGTTGAGCGCAACTCAGAAAGTGATACTTGAACAGAACAGTGCGAGAGCAGATGAACTAACTATATTTAGTGAAGATCCTTACCCGCTGCGAATAATGTTTGTAGCGCGAGATGTGGATGTGAATGTCAGATGATAAAAATAAAGACGTATAGTGAAGATTTGTACGAAGATGTGGTCAGGGTATTTGCTAATGCTCGTGTAAATGACAGATTGATTTTTGGCAATGATATTGAAGCGGCAGTGAAACTACATATAGAGAAATCCTGTGAGATGAATGTTGCATACAATGATGAAGAGCCTATCGCCATATTTGGTCTAACAGACAGGATACCGATAGGTGCTTATAGATATCAAGCATATGTAGTAGGTACTGACAGGTTGTTTGGATGCAGAAAGAGCTTTGTAAGTATTGGAAGAGAAATATTAAAAGGCTGGCTTGAAAAATACGGTCGGCTTTATATCATGACTTGGCACTTTTATAAGCAGAGTTTTACTATGACAAAAGCGTTTGGGTTCAAGTTGAAAATGAACCTTGGCGATTTTGATATTTATGTGAAGGAGGGCGAGTGATGGGAGCGTTATTTGCAGTAGGCTCAGGATTGATGACATATATGTCAGGACAGCAGCAGGCAGCAAGTTATGATGCTCAGGCTCAGGCGCAGGAACAGAATGCTGCTATAGCAGAACGAAACAGGCAGACGGCAGCTGATCAGGCTGCACGTCAGCAGCAGGAAGCGCGACAAAGATATAATCTGGTACAGGGACAAAATACTGCGGCGCTTGCTGCGGGTGGTCTTGAATCTGGAAGCGGTTTAGGCTTGGCTTTTGGAAGAGCAAACGCAAATGCTTTTGAAAGAGACTCTCGAACAATAAACGAAAACCTGGCGAATATCGATCTTAACTACCGGCAGAATATATATAATGCACAAGCTGCAGCAGCGAATTACAGATCTGCAGCTAAGATGACAAAGAAGATAGGATTGCTGGGAGGGATTATGACGACAGCACAGGGGCTTTTCAGTTCTTCCTTGGGAGGAAAAGCAAGTAAAGGCACTGATAACTTTAGCCTTGATCCATATGATTTGACTAATGCAAGCCGTGGCAAGTCAATGACATTTGGGTTTTATAACAACAAAAGGCAGGGATTTTAGGGGGTGATAATGTGAGCGTGACAACTACGGCGACAAAGATAAGCTATGAATATAAGCCTGACACCTTATATTCTCTGCCGTTTGACTACCAAAGTGCAGAAGATGTGAAGGTCAGTTATAAAGATGCTAACGATGTGGAAGTACTTTTAAATTATGGCACTGATTACACTGTAGAAAATCTTATGGTTACTGTGAATGCAAGTTTGCCAGAAGGAACTATTTTAAAGTTTTATAGGCAAACTGGTATTGTGCAGCCTACAGTATTTCCGCCACAGGTGCTAACACAGGCGTACGAGGTTGCGATAGACCGGAATACGATGTGTATTCAGGAAATAAAAACCGATTTTGGCGAACTGCGCGAAGAGGTTGAAGAGTTTGAAGAAAAAACAACCGAGAGAATTGAGAAGTTTGAGGATGCTGCTGAGGAAGTAATATCTAAAGCTCAGGAAAGTGCGGACGCTGCAAAGAAGTCTGAAACAGCTGCTGCAGAAAGTGCTGGATCTGCTAAGGAAGATGCAGAAAAAGCAGAAGACGCAGCAGAGCGTGCAGAAGATATTTTACTTCGTTTTGAAAGCGGCACTATAACAAAAGAGTTTACGGCATCAGATAGCAGATGGACTGAAAATAATGGTATGTGGCGTCTTACTATGGCAATGGGGAACAGCAGACTTATTGGTGTCTATAAGGAAGTCAAAAAGCCGCAGTATGAAATGGTGCTTACCGGCGTATATATGGACGCCGTAAATGTAATCATTGAAGTTCCTGAAAGGTTTGCAGGCATCGTTATACTGGCGTCGCTGACTAAGAAAACCGGTGACAAAGTATATATCAAAAATTTTACTGAAGAAGATTTTACAGAGGTTGGCAGTGATTATGTACTGACCATATCTGCCGAGGAACACCAGGCAGGGAGCAGTCCTATCATCGTCAGCTTAACAAAAATCATTGATGGTGTTAGCTATCCTTATTATGCTAATACCGGCGTAGATAATAACGGTAACGTTGTTATAAATGCGAGCGAAGCGTTCGCAGGGAAAATAATTTTGGATGGAGGTTATTTACAATGAATGTAGAAAAAATTGGAACTGGAACGCAGCGTGAAAGAGATGCTGCGATAAACGCTAATTTTGAAGCGTTAGATACTGGCAAGCTTGATAAAACATCGGCAGATTCTGACTATGCTAAGAAGTCTACAACTTTAAGTGGTTATGGTATTACTGATGCATATACAAAGACTGAAACTGATAATAAAATTTCTGCTGTTGTATCTTCATTACAATGGAAGCCTTCTGTTGAAACATATGCAGATATTGCAACAACTTATCCTAATCCGGCAGACGGCTGGACTGTAAACGTAAATGATACGGATATAACATATCGTTATACTGGTTCAAGTTGGATTGCTATTTCTGCAAACTCCATTCCTATTGCTACTTCTGACACAGACGGCAAAATGTCCGCTGCAATGGCAGCTAAACTGAATGGTATTTCTGAGGGGGCTAATAATTACACGCTTCCTGCTGCTACGGCAAGCGTATTAGGCGGTGTAAAAATCGGTTCTAACATTAATATCAATAGTGATGTTATTTCAGTAAATAATGCGTCTACGACCCAAAAAGGTGTCGTGCAATTAATAGATAGCTCAGTTACAGAAGATTACACCAAAGCTCCAACTGCCGCAGCTATGAAAAGAACATGGGAGTTAGCTTCCGGTAAACAAAACCCTGAGACGACATTATCCGGCTATGGAATTACTGATGCTTATACGAAAACCGAAGTTGATAATAAAATAACAGAAGCTGTTGCCGGTGCTGCAGTACTCAAAACTGAATTTACAGCAAGCAGTGCTAACTGGGGAACATTATCAGACGGCTATTATCCATTTACTTTAGCGGCGTCAGGAAAACACTTCCTCGGCATGTATAGAACTAACGGCAGTACATATGAGAGTGTTATGGTTGACGCCGTTGAAAGTGGCAGTAATATTATAATTCAAAGTACGGAAAAGTTTGCCGGCTTTATTCTGACGATTTGAGGTGAGGAAAAATGGGACTTGAGGGATTAGTAACAGTTGAAAAAATAAGAGCTGCAATCAATGCATCACTATCAGGTCTGAGTAACTCTAATGCAACGATTACTATAACAAAGAATGATGGTACAACTAGTACTATTACCATTAACAATGTAGCTAATGCGACTACTGCAACAAAACTCGGAAGCAGCACTGTAGGCAGTGGCGTAAAGGCAATTTATCTTAATGCAGGTACGGCAACTGCAAGTAATAGTTCTGTAGGGAACAGCAACACGCCGGTGTATCTGAATAACGGAACTTTTACAGCTTGTAGCTCAAGCATAGGTTCTGGTTGGACTGTTTCAGAAGGGGCGGCAGGTTGGGCACGAGAAAATACCACTGGCTTCACCATCCAGTGGGGCGATACAACTACCTTTCCTCGCACTTTTACAACAGCGTTTCAGGTTGTAATGCAAACTAATAACAATAAAGGTGAACAATTATATAAGAACCAAGTAACTGTAACATCTATCTCTAACAATGGTTTCACCATTGGGTCACCAGGACAAGGACAAAGGTATGTAGCGTTTGGCATAAGTTAAGTCAAGCCACAAGCATAAAGCCTACAAGGCTGTGAACCGCTCCAGCGATCATCATTGTAACCATTACATAGGCAAAAACTAATACTGGTATTACTAACACCTGTAACAAATGTTTCGCAGTTGCTGGACGCTATAACATTTGCATAATACAAAGTTGAAAAACTTCTAGGATAAGTAATGCTTCTATATGTAGCATCAGTATTCCCTACCCACCACTGGATGGTGAAGCCAGTGGTATTTTCTATGAAAAGGAGAACTATATGACTTACTTAATTAAATTCGATGAAACCGGTAGACGTGGGGAAACCTATGTCGCCGAAGAAAAAACACAGGAAGAAATTACAGAACTGCTTGAAAAAGGTTTTGTACAAATTCCAGAAGAAGATTATCAGCTTATTGTCGGTAATATTGATGGTCATGAGTATATACGTAAATCTGATGGAAGTTATAGTATATATGAACCTCCTACGCCTGACTTAGAAGAACTGAAGGCAAATAAACTGGCAGAGGTAGACGCTTGGACAGAAGGAAAAATCACCGGCGGTTTTACGTCTGAATGTAGTGGAGAACTTGTCCGTTACGACAGCGACAAGGATACACAGCTTACAATGCAGGGTATAGCCTTGAACGTAAATACTGATCGCTTTGCTGTAGAGTATCCTGCAGGCTGCCCTGTGCGTGGTTACACAGATGGAAGTGCTGACAAAACGATATTCTATCTTACGCCGGAACAGGTGCTCGAGTGGTGCGCTGATTTATCTACCCATATAGGTACTTGTAAGCAAGCAGGATGGAGTAAACAGGCTGAAGTAAATGCAGCTCAAAGCAAAGAGGAATTGGATGCGATTATTTTAGATTAGGCGGTGCAAAGATGGTAGAAACAGTAATGGCCGCAATAACAATTTTTAGTTTTTTATTTGGTATCGCTGGCTTTGTGTTTAAGATATGGATAATTTCTCCGTTGTCAACGGCAATAGAAAATCTGCAGAAAACTGTTGATGCTTTGTTAAATACAATAAAAGAAGAACAGACCAAAGCTACAAATATGCAGATTGAGATTGCAAAAGTAGATCAGAGGGCAAGATCTGCACATAACAGGATTGATGAAGTTGGTGAACGGTTACTGTTGGTCGAAAACAAATGTAATAACTGTGCATGTAAGGATAAGTGATATTCATGTTTGAGAAAATAAAAAACTTAATAGTCAGTGCTAGAAATAAAGTAGCCTCAATGTCGCCAAAAATAATGGCGGTCATTGTAGGCTATTTTATTGCAGTCATTTTGCTGGTCTTTACTTATTATGCAGCTTGGCTTTACATGTGGCTGTGGTTAAACAAGATTGTTATGTCCGACTTGCTGGCGCTGATACGTGAGATTACAGGCCCCGCTATGGTCGCATTTGTGACCTTTATCGCTACGAGTTTGGTCGATAAAGACGGTGATGGAGTGCCTGACAATTTAGAAAAGGAGATTGAGAGCAATGGTGACAAAAAGAATCACTTTAGATGAGCTGCGACAGTTAGCTAAAAGAGCTAGAGGTAATATTGATAAGATCTATCTACACTGGTCAGCTGGTAATTATCACCAGTTTTTTAGTGACTATCACCTAAACATTGACAGCGACGGCGCCATTATGGCGACCACAGATGATTTGACAGAATATAAAGCTCATACATGGCGGCGCAATTCTAGAGCTATTGGGATTGCTTTAGCTTGCTGTGTAGATGCTGTAGCTTATGCTGATGGTCGTGTCGATTTTGGAAATGTACCACCGACAGAGTTGCAGATAGATAGTATGGCGAAAGTTGTAGCTGTATTGTGTGAGGAGCTTGGATTGGACATCAATGCCGATACCGTAATGACACATGCAGAAGCAGCTGATTTAGACGACTACGGACCTGCAACAACATTTGAAAGATGGGATCTGTGGAAGCTGCCTGATATACCAGGCGACGGCGTGCTAAAGCCAGGCGGTGATGTTATTCGTGGCAAGGCTATCTGGTGGCAGCAAAACTGGTAAAAGTGGTTGTTGTAGAAAATGCAATACCTTTAATTTGAAGGTAGTTTTAAAGGTATATAGGCAATATGTTTATTGAATAAAGGTTTAAATAGAAATGCGCTATTTTGAGTATTTTATTCGATAAAATATTCGCGCAAAACGTGCAAAAATATTCGATTGAAAGGAGGCGAATGGTAATGAGAAAAGTAATGACTTTTTTGAAAGAGGCGGCAATTGTAGTAAAAGAGCAGCCGGGGGTATGCTTTGCGATCCTGGTGCTGGGCTTTGCTTTGGGAGCTATGCATAGCTGGTTCGGTCTGTAAGCTCAAAATAACTTTGCTCATATTTAGCTTGTGCGCCGAGAAAGAACTGTTGCAAAAAGAAATAGTAAGGCGACGGTCTAAAACGGCGCACGTGGCTAATATGGCTGTAAAAACAGGAAAATAATATACATGGAGTGAAAATCGTGTATGAAAAAATATATAATCATCGGTATTGGATTATTGTGGTCATTATTATTGCTTGTATCGCTGCCTGCTGTATGTTCTGCGGAGGAACTTCCGGAGACAATAACGATGTCTCAGGAACAGTTCAACGAATTGCAGACGATAATAAACAGACAGGAGAATCTATTGACCGAGCTGTCGAACATGTCGGCAGTGCAGGAGATGAACTCAAGCGAGCTGAAGAAGCTAATCGAAGAGCAGCGTTTATCCTATCAGAAAATCAAAAGCGAGCTAACGAGTGCGCAGGAATCATTATTGAACTCCAAAAAAACAATAGCAGAGCAAAACAAATCCTTGCAGACGTTGAGCGAGCAAATAAAGAAAGAACAATCCAAAAGTGAGCTTAAGCAAAAACAAAAGGCTTTATGGGGATTTATCGGAGGGGTATTAGTTGGAACAATAGCAGCGAGCAGGTGATTATATGGAAGCGTGCAGAGCGTGGACGAAAAGCTGGCTGCTGACTTCTGGTAAATCAGCGTTTCGTTCTATAGTAGACGAGGCAAAGCTGACACCAAGACAGCAGGAAATAATTGAACTGAAATTTATATATGATTTGAAAAATTATCAGATAGCAATGAAGATAAATACGTCGGTACAGACGGTAGAACGTGATTTAATGCAGGCGTATAATTCGATTTACAGAATACTTGGAGGTATGACTGATGACAAAAATAATAGTGAGGAGTAACCAGTCTTCTGTGAACCCCGCTTTTGGTGGACAACGTGTAGGCGTAGAATATAACGATGCCGGCAATAGAGCGGCGGCCAATATGTATGGTACGATTGGAAAAGCGTTTAATGCCGGTCTGGATATCTTGAATAAAGAGCAGGAGCAAAACGAGGCTCTGCGTGTGGCTAAGGCTACAAATGAATTTAATCTTGAACTTGGAAAACTGAAAGTTGATTATATGCAAAAACGCCAGGGAAGTAATTCGGCTGGTGTAATAAATGACTTCTTAAAAGATGCCAATGTATTGACAGAACGGATTTATGCAAAATCTGGTATTCGCTACAAATTAGGTGAACAGGCATTTAAACGTATAACAGATAATACCCTTGCTACTGACGGTGTACAGCTCTATAAATTTCAGGAACAGGAAACACAGAAATATAAACAAAATGTCTTTGACCAGTCCGCAGATAATTTGATAAACGGCGTAATCGACGGCGAGAGCTTGCTTGAGAATTATCCGATAATGGAAGGTTTATATAAAAGTATGTTCCCGAATCTACCAGAAGAACAGTACAAGAAAGTAGAAAAGGAGATGGCAGACCGTTATGCAACCTTATTGGTAAATGATGCGGTTAGCCGGAATAACTATGAGCTTGCTGAAGACAGGCTCAGCTATTTCCGGAAGAAAATATCTCCTGATTTGCGTACAAAGCTGGAAGCGACTTTGTACAGCGAACAGGAATATATTGAAGATACTGAGATAGCTAAACAGATGGCAAAAAATAATATAAGTGATCCTGAGGCGCAGGACGCCTTTATTAATAATTATGTTAATGCAAAAGGCACCATACCTGAAGGTAAGTATACTTTTAACCCCGGTGTAAGCTTTGAAGGAATGCAGGAAAGCGCAGTACAGGGCATAAAGGGAATAACAGGTATACTTAATCAATATGACATAGATGACGTATATATAACCAGCACAAAGAATGATTACAGTGGCCATGCTCCTGGAAGCGCACATTATGAAGGGCGAGGCGTTGACGTTGCCAGTGATAAGTTAGCTGCACTAGACGAATCAAGCCGTAACATACTGGCTGATAGGATGGAACGTGCTTTCCCTGGCTTAAAGGTTTTGAATGAATACGATGACCCATCTGACTACTCAACCGGTGGACACTTTCATCTTGACTTCACAAACTACAAAGGCGAGAGCAGGATTGGTGCGAGTGGTATGAGTGCCAGAAGAATGAACAGAATAAAACAAATGGCTGCTACCATGAGAAACGATGAGGAAAGACGAATCAAGGAGCAGGAGGATGTGGCGTTCAATAATGCGTTAAATACGGTATATGATATGTATCAACAAGGTATTCCATATGAAAATGCTCTAGAGAAAATAAAATCTATGGTAGGTTTGGATTTTCAAGCAGGGAATAGACTAAAGACTGCTGCTAACTTTTATTATGGATCCAATGGGGGTAGTAATGATTCTAAAGCTTCTGCTTTCACGAAAGATATAGTAGAAGACATGCTCGGCAACAATATGTTCAAAACGCGTGAAGAATTTTTAAAGTTTGCTGCAGAGAAAGGGTACAACTCTCAACAGTTGTACGAAGCAAATAAAACTTATGACAAATATAAACAAGGGGAAGGCGTATTTAAGTACGATTTTGATGAAGATATCCGACAACAAGTTGTAGGTGATTTAAAAGAAGATAGCGCTCAAAAGTCTGCATGGGTAGGAGCGTTGCCTTTGTTGAAGGAATGGGTTGTTAGTGAAGCTCAGAAAACGGGTGTAGTACCTTCAAGATTTGAAATAATTGAAAAAGGTAAAGAACTTGTAGCGAAAAAACCTGTAGGATATATGGAAGTTAGAGGACCATACTTCAATGACAATGAACTTGTTGAATTAAGTTTAGCTGATTATAAACGTAGCGGGATAGAAAGTGTCGCATCAATTGGCGATGATTTGTATTCGGTTAGATTGTCTAACGGAACAACAAAAATTATGAATGCAGCAAGATTATATATGATGACGAGGTGACAAGTATGGATCACGAAAGAATGAGAATGTTACAGTCTGAATTTGAGGCAAGATATAATCCTTTAAATTATAATGCAATTCACGAACCTAAAAAATTATCTATTGAAAAAAGAAATTTTGATTTCCTTAACCAACAGTATGTGAAAGATCAAGAATGGAAAGATGCAAAAGCTTTTTATAATGGATCTATCAATTTATTAGAACGCAGTGTTTTAGGCACTTTAGCAATGGCAAGAGATTATAATATTGCTACAAGAAGAGAACGAGAACCTAATTATCAGCCAATGGCAGAAGGAGTAGCAATTATTGATGAAGTTTTAAATTCTGAACATCTAAAGCCATTTAATGTAAAGGGAGATACAGTTGCAGAACAATTTAGATTAGACTTAGTACAGGGGGCAGGGCAACTTGCTACTCAGGCTGCTGCAACAATTTTAACTGGTGGAGCTGCTGGTACAGCATTAATGGGTGCCCAGATTGCAGGAAATCAATATTTGGACCTAAAAGAAGCAGGGGTTGACACTAAGAGAGCCGCTCAGGCAAGTATTGCAAATGCAATAATACAAACGCCTTTAGAAAGATTATCTTTGGGGAAATTGCTGAAAAGAGTCCCGGCAGGAAGCACATTAGGCAAAAAATTGAAACAAATAGGTGAAAGCGCATTAACGGAAGCTTTTACTGAAGGTATTCAACAGTATCCAGAAGAAATTACTAATATGATTGCTAAAAATGAAGGTAAAACTATTCGGGAATTAGCAGTAGAATTTGATAAAAATGTTGGGACATATACTAAAAATGCTTTATATGCTGGATTAATTGGTGGAATTTTGGGTGGTGGTGCTTCTTCTATTAGAGTTGCATTAGAGCGTAATGTTCATAAGGAACAACTTAATACACTTGAAGAAAGAATAGATAATGTAAAGAAAAGCGGAGCTGATCCTACTTATGCGGCATCTGTGATAAACGCCAATCTGCAAGGTGAAACTATTCAGATTGATGGTGAAATATTATACGGTTATGCTCAAACTCAGAATATCGAAGAACTAGCCAATTCTCTTGGAATTACGCAGGAAGAAATTGTTTCAGCTGTTGATAGTGGTTCTACAATAGATATTTTAAGAGGCAACTTTGAAGCTACAGCGGCACAGAAACCTGATTTTTATTCTGCTGTTAAAGATAGTGTAACATTTGAAGATGGCGGTTATTCAATTAATAACGAGCACTTGCAAAAAGAAATAGCTAAGGAATATCAGAAAGTAAAATATAATTTAGATGAATTTGAAAATTGGAAAACCGAAAAGATAAACGAACTCCGTCAGAGCGGAGCAACAAAGCAAGAAACATTACAGACAATTGTGCTGATGGAAAGTGCTGCAAGAACTCAGTATCCTGACGACCCTATGCAATATTTCAGAGATAACCCTGTAAGCTTCAAGCGTGTAGTCAGCACTTCTGACGGTCGGTATATGCAAACTAAAAGCGCTAACGAAAAATTGCTTGAGGATGAAAATAATTTTGCCGGCATTGTAGATGAGTATACGAATGGAAAAATAAATCCAGATAAAGCATATAATGTTATGACGACACCGCTTGCATTAGGACTTGCAGGCGGTAAAATTTTGCCTGTGACTATTGATGGCAATAAAATCCAGCATATTTTTGACGGACATTCTGACGGTATGACACCGGAACTGTTGAAACAAATTCCTCGTGCAATGGCTAACCCAATGATGGTGTTAGATTCATACGGAGGACGAAAAGTAGTTGTACTTGATTTAAAGGATAAGCAGGGTTCTACCATTATAGTACCTTTAGAGCTTAATGTAGAACGCAATCGTTATCAAGTAAATGCTATAAATAATGCTTATGGTAAAGGCAGCGAGAACGGTACAGATTATAACTGGTTTATAGAACATAATTTAAAGAAAGGCCGTGTATCTTACATAAACAAAGAAAAGACTGCCAAGTGGTTGCAATCCTCTAGCAGCGATTCCGCTAGCAAAGGCAACGACCTTGACAGTCTTCTTAATAATAGTATACCAGATGAAAATGCGCTACGCAAGAGACGTGAAGAAATGCAGGGATACTACCAGACCGCTTTTCATGGAAGCTCGCATAGATTTGAAAAGTTTGACCTTGGGGCTATAGGTACAGGTCTAGGTGCGCAGGCGCACGGATGGGGACTGTACTTTGCCGAGAATAAGGAAGTAGCCGCAGAGTATAGACGTAAGCTAACTAAAAGTAGTAGCCCATATACAGTTGTCTATGATGGTAAGATTGATGAGAAAATAACAAATATATTATCTAGATCTCTTAGTGGCCCAGAATTGTATGCAATGGCATCTGGTAAAAAAATAGATTTGCAGTCTTCTATTGCTCGCAGTATTGAAGCTTATTCTCGCGACAATAAAAGTATAGATAAGCTGATATCTATACTTCAGGAGCAGATAAATAAAATTGAAGACAATCCAAAAATATCAATAACCAAATTTTTAAAAGAAGTGCCCAGCGACGAAAAGGATAGATTTGAAACTCTTGCTAAATCTGCAACGCAAGAAGCTAAAGCTGCTGGGAGACGTGCAAACATTTCTGATGTATTACGGCGACAAAGGGAGCATATAGAGCCGTTTATCAAGTCAAACGATAGGAATTTACAAGATATTAAGTTACTGGAAAGTATAGACACAAGTAAGGTAGAGGTACGTTTTCCCGGCTCGGTTTTTGAAGTTGACATACCAGAAAAGGAAGTAATGTTAGATGAGCAAAAAGCTTTTTCTGAACAATCTGATTTCGTGAAGGAAAAGTTGGTTGCTATTAGTAAAGGAGAAGAAAATGTAAATCTTGCACAAGCAATAGCTAATAATGCTACAGGCAGAAAACTGTATAAAGCAGTCAGCAGCGTTGGTCGTAAAGCATCAGAAACATTAAACAAATATGGAATAGAGGGGATTTCATATCATGGGTTGAAAGACGGACGCTGTTTTGTAGTATTCGACGATCAGGCAATAAAGATAATCAACAGTTACAATCAGAAAGTCAACAACGATAAAAAAGGCGAGATTAAATGGGACGAAGAAGGCAAAGCAATCATTACCATGTTTGAAGGTGCCGATGTTAGTACTGTTATTCACGAGGCCATGGGTCATTACTTGTCAGTGAATATTATGAGACAGAGCAAGCTTCCAACAGCTACAGAACAACAGCGTAAAGATAGGCAAACACTTCTTGAATATGCAGAAACTAGTGAGGAAGAATGGGCTGAACTTGATAAATACGATGGCTACCTTACTAAAGAACAGTTTGAACGGAAAACGGCAATTTATGAACGCTGGGCAACGGGAGCAGAACAGTATTTTATGTTAGGTGTCGCACCGAACAAAGAGCTTCGTCGGATATTTGCCAACTGTAAAAAGTGGCTGCTTGGTATTTATAAATCTATCAGAGATTTTGTTGCTGCTAATAAATACGCAAAGGAAATCACACCAGAGGTTCAGGCTGTGTTTGACAGAGCACTTGCAAGTGAGGAAGCTATTAGAGAACAACAAAAGTTGGATGGATATTTTGCTAAGCTTCCAGATACTATTTTAGATAATCTTTCAGAAACTTCCAAAAGACGGCTTGAAGCTATTATAGAAAATGCCTATGATAAAGCTGTTGAAAGTCTAACAAAGGAAAGCCTGAAGAATTTCACTAAGGAACGCAGGACAGAAATAAATGCATACAGAGATAAAATCGCTCCTACGATTACAGAGAGTATCCAAACAGAAAGACTTTACATCACCGGAAGACAGATGACTGAAACGTTAGGAGAAAAAAGTGCTGCTACATCTGCGCAAAAATATCAAGATTTGATTGGCAGAGCAAAGAACCCAGAAGAAGTGCTGACCGATAAAGAACAAGAATATATGCTATTGTTTTCTGCGGTGGCAGAGCAAAATGGATATGCCAGTGGAGAAGACTTTGCGAAAGCTGTTCTTGAAAATCCTACAGAAGCACAGGCCATTGAAAATGCTATTGATAAAGTTGTAGATGAAAAGTTCCCTGACATAGTGAATGAAAGACAGGCGGCTGAACTTGCAACCAAAGAAGCTTTCTATAATGATGAAAGCGGGTTAGTTCTCGGTATTGAACAGCAAATTATCGAAGACGCTGCAGTGGGACTGCTCGCAAAACAGCGTAGCACAGAAGCTAAAATGAAACTTGCTAAGGCACGTAGGCAACAAGCTAAAAATGCTGCGGTTAAAATGATTGATGGCATGTCGATCAAAGATGCAGTAAGGGTACAAAAATTTATTGTTGCAGAGCGTAATGCAGCAGCTAAAGCAGCTGTTGCTGTGAGAGATGGAGATATGGAAACGGCCTTAACTCAGAAACGCTTACAGGCATTAAACCATGCTCTGGTTATGGAAAGTATGAAAACTAGGCTTGCTGTAGATAAAGCTGGAAGAGCTTTAAAAAGAGCAAAGAACGCAAAAAAAGAAACGTGGTTTAATGATAATCACCTGTCTCAAGCAGGGGCATTGTTTGCGAGAATGGGAATAAAGTTAAAAGGATATGATCCGGAAAATAAAAAGATGACACTTGGACAATATGTAAATGCTATGAATGAACTTTTAGGAAATGCGGATATTGCCGAGTGGCTGTTTGATGAAACTGTTGATATTTCTAATCCTACTGCATTGACGCGACAGCAATACTTTGATGTAGTTGACGCTATTAAAAACATTCGCGCATTGGCGAAACAGGAAAAAGGCGTAGATTTGTTAGAAACTAAAAAGGATTTTAATGAGTTCAAAACTGAGACATTAACAAGACTTCAAGATTTAAAAACAGTTGAAAAGCTTGCCCCGGGAGAAAAAGCGAAAATAAATCTGATTCGAAAGGGAATTGCTCAAGGGTTAACGTCTGACAGCATATATGAAATTCTTGACAAAGGAAAGCAAGGGTTCTTTTACAACAACCTTTACCTTCCTCTAAAGCATAAACTTGACCTTGAAAGCGTTGACCTAGCATATTTGACAAAGTGGTTTGAAACGGCTTCTAAAAATTGGAAAGAAGCTGTAGGAGATGTCTATGCAAAAGCAAGTTATTCAGAATTAGGCGTGGATATAGATGGTGAGCCGTTAAAGATTGACAGAACGAATCTTGTCAAAATGCTTGTGTATTCAGGGACTCAAGATAGTTTTAGGAGATTGTGTGATACTCCTCCGGTCGGACTTGAAAATTCGCCGTTATGGGTAAGGGCATCTGATACTGTATCTGATGAAGCAGCAAGGCAAGCTACTGCAGAAAACATTCTTAGCTTTCTTAGTAACAACTTAACAAGTCATGATGTAGTTATGGCGCAGGAACTAATAAATATCGCAGAATATAAATGGTCGGAGAAAGCAGAGAACGAACAACAGACTAAAGGATTTGCTCCTAAAAAACAGGAAGCAACACCGCGGGAACTTGTTCTTGCAGATGGAAATACTGTGATATTTAGAGGAGGATATTTTCCACTTGTTAGAGATACAAGAGGAGGAAGTACTCCAACAGGTAATACACCGTTTACTGAAACAAATGAACCTCAGTTAAAATATGGTATGCATACTAATACCGGAAGCATGAAAGCAAGAACCGTAGGAGCGAAATATCCTGTTGATCTTACGTTGGATGCAGGGATGAGAGAAATTAATGCGTCCATTCATGACTTGCATTTTAGAAAAGTTATTCAGGGAGCTAACCGTATATTTAATGATAAAGATATAACAAGTCTTATGAGAGCTAAGCTTGGTACAGCAACGTTTAAAGCGTTAAAAGAACAAATAGAAGTGACTGCTAGGCCTGAAGGAATGTATAATACTTCGGCGGCTGAATCATTTATAGGAGATATAGCAGACAAACTACGTGGTAAGGTTATTCCTTATATGATTGGGATGAGCTTGAAGATCAATACGCAGAATCTTGCTAATATAGCGCTTTATGGTAACAATGTTGAAGGATACGGACATATAGAGGCGCTGCAGGATTTTATCACCAATGGAATTATGTTAGGAATTAACTCGCCACGAGCAGCAAGAGAAATGTGGAAGACTGTACAGGAACTTTCGCCAATGATGGCTGAAAGGTTTAAAGGTACTGATTTTACAGCTAGAGAACTGATGGAAAAAAATAAATTTGATGGAGTTACAAAAAAAGTGCTGGAATGGTCGAATATGTCAATGGCATTTACAGACGGTCTGACAGCAATGCCGATATGGTACGGCGCATATACACGGCAGATGAATACAGGAAAAACACAACAGGAAGCTATAGACTATGCGGATAGTATAATTAGGAAAACAATGGGGTCGACGAGAGCAACAGATGTTTCTTCTATGGTAAGAGCTAAAGGCGCTACAAAAATATTTTTCATGTTTCAAACATTTTTTAATACACAGTTCAACCAATGGTACACTACATTTAAACATCAGGAACTAAACCTTTCGGACAAGGAATATAAAAAAATAGCGAAAGAAGTGTCCAGTTTTGTTTTTGCAAAATGGGCCACATTTACGCTATTTTCGCTTCTTCTTGCTGGAGAAAATCCATTCGTTGATGATGACGATGACGATTATAATGATTTCCTGTCAGAACTGTTTTCTTATCCGTTTACATTAGGCGGACCAATAGGGCAGGGAGTAAATTTCGGAGTAAGGAGAATGTTTGATATGCAGACTTTCCCATATCGTATTTCTCCGATTGAGTCTTCGTTGAATACGGTATTTACTTCTACTTCGACTATTGGTAAAGTTGTTAGAGGAGAAAAAGAAAACGAAGAACTTGTTGAGCCGGTTGTTAATTTAGCTCTTCTCGCTAAGGGGTTACCAAGCCAGCTTAGTAAATGGTTCTTTAATGCTTGGGATATTTTGTATAATGATATGGATCCAAGAGTTGATGATTTATTCCGGCGCAGACCTAAAAGAGAACGTGAGGAATAATAGAATAATAAAAATAGGACTCTGCATTTTTGCAGAGTCCTATTTTTGTTTTTAGAAATTTGCAATCCGTAAAAAAGTGGTATATAATAAACACAAAGAGATAGTTTGATATTGGCATGTCAGCTCTCTCCTGAAAAGTATAGACTTGAAGAAAAGGCCGACTACACCGTTAGTTGGTCTTTTGTCTTATGTAAGTAAAATTACTTGCGATTAGACAAAATGATAGCAACGAGAGTACCAAAGGTTACCATCAAAGATAAGGCTTCGTATACAGTCATGCTATCACCTCCCTTGACAGGGAGAGAATCCGACTATCAAACTATCTCAAAAATATTATAGCATACATTATGGCGCTTAACAATTTAGTTAAGCGTCTTTTTATTTTAGGGAATCATGAGGGAATATTGAGGGAATATATCTGATAATTTGAGCGATAATTTAAGTAAGAAATGGAGGCGATAACAATGTATCCAATGAATCCCTACGCTTCTGTAAATCCTGCAATGGCGGGAGTGACACAGCAGCGTTTAGCCAATTACCAATCACAAATGCCGCAGATGCCTACATATCAGCCACAGCAGTTTGCACCACAGCCACCTATGCCTTTGATGATGAAAGGACGTACAGTAGCTAGCTTAGATGAAGTAAAGGCTGCCCAAATTGATTTGGATGGAAGCCTTACATATTTTCCTTGTCCGGCAGATAGCTGCATATACGCAAAGTATATTGATATGAATGGGATGCCGGTAATACAAAATTATAAATTATCGCTTGAAAAAGAGCCGGTTCCAAAGAGATATGCTGATGCAGAATTAGTTGAAGCTCTGCAGCAAAAAGTAAATTCTTTAGAACGATATGTGAAGGGGGAGACAGTAAATGCAAATGAATCCGTTGACAATGATGCAAATGTTTAACCAAATCAAGGGCAGCAATAATCCTATGGGTATGATGCAGCAAATGTTTGGTAATAACCCTATGTTCGGGCGTGCTATGGAAATGGCACAAGGTAAGTCGCCTGAGCAGCTAAAAGAAACTGTTATGAATCTTGCAAAACAACGTGGTATTGATCCGCAGCAAGCTCAGCAAATGCTTTCTCAATTCGGTATTAAAATCTGATCGGTGGCCACCAGATGATTTTAAACAATAAATTTAAAGGAGATGTTCTATATGACTATGGAAGGTAGTGGCGTAATGCCTGTATATGATCTGAATAACCGTACCGCAGCAGCAGACGGCGCCGGGTTTGGCGGCGGCTGGATGTGGGTAGTAATGTTATTCTTCCTGCTTGCCTGGGGCGGCGGTGGATTCGGTGGTTTCGGAGGCGGCGCTAATGGTGCCGTAAATACTTTGACTAATGAATTTCTTTATACCAATCTGAATAGTACTTTAGATCGTGGTTTTAATCAACTCGCAAATCAAAACTTCGGTATTCAAAAAGACTTATGTCAAGGCTTCGGCGGTGTTCAGGCTGCTATTGCTCAGTCCACCTTCGCTGCTCAACAGTGCTGCTGCGAAACCAATCGCAACATTGACGCGGTTCGTTATGAGAATGCTAAAAACACTTGTGACATTACCTCTGCTATTCATGCGGAAGGTGAAGCAACTCGCGCATTAATGACTGCGAATGTTATGCAGGAACTGCGTGACCAACTGCAAGCTGCTCAGCTGCAACTTGGAACTTTGGCTCAGACTTCTAACATCATTAATGCGGTACGTCCGTTCCCGCAACCGGCTTACATCACTTGCAGCCCGTATCAATCTGCAACCGGTGTTTATGGCTGTGGCGGTTGTGGCACCGTGTAATTCCGCTTAAAGCGTGACTATTAACAGGGGAGCTGTCACGCTTCCCTGTTTTTTATTAAGGAGATGAAATAAAAATGGCAACGTGTAATTTCAGGACGATTTTAACAACCGATGTAGCGGTTACCGGGGATAATCTGGTATTAACTATTCCGGAAGGAACTTATGTAAATTGTGAGAACTACGTTATCCGAGTAGCTCAAGATATTCCTTCTACAGCGACAAATTTGATGCCGGTAGTAATTCAAATCGGTACGGCAGCAACGCAGTACCCGGTACTACGCAAATGCGGTCATCATTTATATGCTAATCAGATAAGAACACGCAGAAATTATATTTTGAAGGTAGCAGCAGATACTAGCTCATTTGTGCTTATTTGCGGCTATATCTGCGCATATAACTGCGGTGCTGTAGCAAGCTTGCCTGTGCCTGTTACGCCTACTGCTGCTGTAGCAGAGAGCAAAAAGGCGGTGAGCAAAGATGCATAAGTACGTGGAATACCTTGAAAAGATTGCCGGTGATCGGGAAAAAGAAAAAGAGCTTGTTGAAATAATCAGCGAAGCTCTTGAGAGAATTAAAAAGCATTGCCCCGATGAATTTTATGGAGCTATGTACAAAATCCATTGCTTGATCTGCGGCCCGCACTTTGATGACCGTTTAGCGGAGAAAGCTGTTTCTCATATGAAAAATGTCGATGGCACTCATGGTGAGCACTGGAGCATGGAGCAAACAAATTCTCTTGCTGCTAAGCATGACATTAAAGAAAAGGCTGACTTCTATTATGTAATGAATATGATGCATAGTGACTACGCCGATGTCTTAGGCAGTGATGTAGGAACGTATGTAAAAATGGCTAAAGCATATATGGAAGATCCTGATGCAGCAGATGGTAAAGTTTTCTGTACGTGGTTGGGACAAATGCGTCGAAAAGAAGAGTAG